TTGCATCTCTATAATGAAAACCAATACCAAAATCTACACCTTTTTCCATTTCAGTTTGTATTGAAGATTTTTCAGATGCATTTAATTTTGTTCTTATATTTGGAAGTATTTTTCTTACCTTCAAACCTGCTGTAATTGATTGATCTAAAACAATCGATCCAGTTGTTTCATTTGACAATACTGTACCATCATTGCTTATGCTTACCACAGTAGCCCAAGTAATTGTAGTTGGTGTAGTATAGTCATCAACAAATTCTAATTTAGTACCTGGTCTAATAAATCCTAATTTTTCATCTGATCCATTTGGATTATTGTAAACTGTGATTAACTGTCCTTCATTTGGTCTACCTGTATTTGTAATTGGAGCATTACCAATATAAAAGAAACCTGTATTTGACTTTCCTGCTACAGCAAACGGTTGCCATAAGATTTTTTGTGCCGCTAAATTCATTGTAAACTGATTTGCATCGTGTCCTGATTCAACAGCAGTTTTATATGTGTCAAAATAAAAATTCTGTAATTGTATCTTTTTTAATAGTGGTGCTAATACATTTTCAACAATATATGTATAACTTGTTGTATCAACAATAGTACCTGTGATTTCCTCTGTACTTAAAGTAAAGTTTGGATTTTTATATAGTACCCCATCTTCACCAAAGACGTTTACACTTTTAACTGTGCCAGTTGGATCATTAATATCAATATATCTTGAATGACCTATGTGTGTTTTATTCAATGCTTTCATCTTTTGAATTGTAGTTGATTGTGTTAATGGAAAAATATTATAGTCTTCAGCATTAACCATTCTATCTTGTGTATAAAAAGATTTCGGTGCATTGTTTTTAATATCAGCATCAGTTTCAGCCGCTTGTGAATTTGAAACTGTACTTGCTAACGTTAAAGATACAGTTGCAGTATATTCTTGACCATTTGCATTTAGGTACTTGACTGATATTTCTTGATTTCTAATTCTGTCTTTTTTAAGTAATTGTCCTGCTCCATTACTTCTTCTGTAATAAATTCTAAAACTTCCTTTTGGTGCGTTACCAAAATTACCATCACTAAACAACACTGATACTTGATCATTATTTTTAGAATTTACAGCAAAAATATTTCTTGTGTTTAGTGCCAAACTATTATAGATTGTGTTTTGTCCAAATAGTCCAGGAACAGCTTCCCATTTTTCTGTAGGTACACCATTTGTATTAATTTTTTGTACCCAAACATCAATATCATTTACATTTGAAAATTCTAAATCAATAGTTCTGTTTGGTAATGGATTTGAAAATGTATAATCTTGATATCCTAACTCGCCTTCTTTGAAATACATAAAGAAACCTGTGTCAACACTACCAAAGCCTTGGTTGTCATTTCTGTATATGAAGTTATATGCTTCAGATGTGTCAGGTGACCTTTCATATAAGTAACCATTTTTATGAATGTCAGCTTTTACAACATCAATAGATGTATCAATACCGTCAACTGTTTGTGAAAAGTTTTTAACAGATGATTGCGTTGTTGAAGAATTTAAATTATAAATTTCAGTTTTAATAGAATTTATTGTTGCCGCTTTAGTCGGCGTACCAAACTTGTTAGTTGGATTAAAAACTGAATTACAAATTGTTAACCATTGGTCATACCAATCAGTATTATTTGCATCGTTCCAATTAATATTTGCATTTGTAAGTTCATTTCCTGAAGAATCTTGCAAAGGTTCATTGGTTTTAATTTTTGTAATTTTTAAAAGTCCTCTAGCAGGTACATTTCTTTTTGGTCTGTAATTAATTAACTTTGTTAATCTAATTATTGAATCTCTTCTCTCAGCTGTATCTAAAAAGTTTTCTCTAGAATTTAAATCAGTTCTGAAAGCTAAACTCTGTCCTAAGAAAGCAAGTAGATCTATGATAGCAATAAATTCACTTGATGCAATATAGTCATTAAAATCTTCTGGATAGTTTATTTGAATATAGTTTAACATTGAATCACGAATTGAATCGTAATCATATGCTTTGAAATCTGCTTGTGAAAATGTTCTATAGATTGTCTGCCAATCTTCTGCTGAAAATAAATTATTTTGTCTAACTATCTGACTCATTATAATGTTTCTTTCTCAAAATCTAATTGCAAGTTAATTTTTTTATCAAATGGTAAAGTGTTCATATTGATTTGAATCTTTATACCATTTTCAAATTCCTCAAGGTTTGTAGAGATCATTTGGACTCGAGGATCGGAATTGATAATTCTTTTGCAATCTTCGATCATATCTTCTTTTGTCGATTCGTCCAATGGTTCATATAATAGGTCCCAAATAATTGAGCCAAATTCTGGATTCATAACCCTTTCGCCTTTTCGAGTATAAAAGTGGTTAATTAAATCTTGTTTGATAATATCTAGATCATAAAGCTGGTTAGACTTGACACCTGCTACCGTACTGAAGCCCTTATAGGTTGCCCCAGTGGAACTTGTACCACTAAATGTGCTGATTTGCACTCCACCGCTGTTTGAACTACTGTATGCCATAATATACTTCTCTACTAATATTTATAGTGGTTTTTAAATACTACTATAATTATACTTATTATTTGAAAATCTGTTGACAGCTAAATATAGTTGTATATAATATCGAGCAACGATTGGGCAAATAATAAGATGAAAAAATATGAAAATTGGGGTGCTGAAGACCAAATTGATCTGAAGTTATTGGACAATGATGTACATTATTTGTCTGGAGAAATAACTGAAGAAAATGTATCCAAAACAATTAAATGGATATTGTCAGCCAACCTAATTAAAAAGCCCAAACGTACTTTACAACTTTATGTTAACTCTACTGGTGGAGATCTTTACGAAACATTTGCCCTAATCGACGTAATGAAAAAGAGTCATCACGACATCTCCACTATTGGAGTTGGCGCCATAATGAGTGCCGCTTTTCTAATATTTGCAAGTGGAAAACAGGGTAAAAGATATATTGGATACAATACTGGTATTATGAATCACCAACATTCTGATGCGATGGAATCCAAAATGCACGATATGAAATCTCAGATGCAAGAAAATCAAAACTGTGAAGAAAGATGCTTTAGAATATTAAAAGAAGCAACAGGAATGACAATGTCTTCAGTCAAGAAGAAATTGGATTCTCCTAGTGATCAATACTTTACGGCTAAACAACTTATTGACTTACGTATAGCAGATCATATATTATAATAGTATGAGTGAAGAAGTAAAAAACTTTACCAGTGGTAAGGATTGGTGGCATATGGATAAAGAAAAAGCTATCCAATTGGTTGAAATAATTTCCGATATGTATGAGTCCAAGTTAAGAAATTTAATCACAACAGAACATACTTTAGAATTATACGAAGAAATTGAAAATGATTTAGCCAACTTATCCTACGATTTACGATCCAATCCAGAACAAGTCTTTGAAAAAGCTGGAATAAAGTTGGAAAATTAATAGATCTTTTCCGGTTGACATCTAACAACTTATAGTATATTATGTGTATATTATGTTTAAAAACTTAACATATAAATTAGCTAATTTATTCGGAGGTAACATTAAAATGGCTAGAACTAAACAATACGTAGTATATACAAGAGAATTTGTAAAAGGCAACGTGAAAAACAAAGTAGGCGTTTTTCTAGACGAGGCTAAAAATGCTCTTGACACAAACGGTAACGTAAACGGTGGTGTAATCAAGTACAAAAACTTGAAGATGAAAAGATCTACACCAACTACTAACTTGATTGGTAAAGGTTATGATTTCTCAGTAAGAGTAATCGGAACTGGAAACTATGAAGTTGCGAAGGGTATGAAGAATTCTGTTATTAGTCTTTTACAAGACAATGGCAAAACTCTAATTAACAAAGTTGCGTAATTAGAACTTCGAACGTTACACACTAAAGGGCGGCTTTTGTCGCCCTTTTTTTATGACTTATCAACAAATTTTGCCAAAATAATCGCTGTTTTACAACGTTAAACAAAATATGGGTAGTTAACTGGTTGATTTGGCTGTAAATATACTTTAAAATATTACTACAATTACATAACGTACAACGAAAACAATATGTTAAAGGAGGAAGTTATGGAGATTATAAGTAAAATTAAATCTTGGGCGTCAGCATTAGCAGATGTCGGAGTAAGTTTAATAGCTTTAGGCATAGTGCTTGAGGTTTTATTTTCAGGTCAAGGAATTCCGTTCTGGCCTAATATATCAGTAATAGGAAATGTACAAGCAATCATAGGTGGATTTAGTGATCAAGGATTACTAGGTTTAGTTGCGATTTGGATCTTGTATCACATTTATAATAGAAAATAATCATTAGAATTAATTTAAAAAAGATTTAGGGCGGTGACGCTTAATCATCGCCCTATCTAATAAAGGAGAAACAAAATGGATTTTTTTAAAAACAAATGGGTTTGGGTCGGAATAGCAGTTATTATTGCAGTCGGCTTATATGCATCAGGTGTTTTTACACCGGCAGACGTGCCAGTAGACGCACAATAATTTAAATTTAAATTATTTTAAGGGCGGTTTTTTAATCGCCCTTTTTTATTAGGTATTCTTAAAATTTTTAAATTCAGTAGTTGTTTTTTTTATTTCTTTTTTAGATGTTTCAGTAACTGACTGAGGAGAAAATTTAAGTAATAAATCTTTAGCCTTTAAATTTGGTAATACAGTATTCACCTGTAAAGATTCATTAAGTAAAACTAAATCATCAAAATATTTTTTCGTATTTGGATCTGATAAGTCTAAATCTTTAACTAGGTCGATATTTTGTGTTATTAATTCTTTTATTTCTTTGGTTGCTTCTTTTAAAGAATCACTAATTTCACCTACAGTTTCATCAACTAGAGCGTTATATGTTTCTGTTATATTAGTTTGCTCATCTAACTTTTTCACAATAGTAGCCATTTCATTTTCTGTTGCTGTTTTTGTTTCTTTATAAGTTTGTTTAGCATCATCGATTTGTTTTTCGGTAACAGATTCATCAACAACAGTAGCATTCTCGATTGATTTTGCTTCGTGATTTGGATATGGTTCTCTGGTTGGGAACCTTGTCAATATTGATCCAATTTTTGTTTCAGTTTTTCTTGGTGAGTATACTGGTGTTTCGGCTGTTCTTGTTTCAAGTACATTTGTATACAATAGATTACCTTCTGCATCGACTTGTAAACTTATTCCGGATGTTGCTGTGGCTTTCACTGCCGCCGGTCCATTCATATGTATTACACCTGACGTTTCATAATGTCCTATGCTAGAACTAAGATGCATCGATCCTGTATCTGCCGTTATCATATTGCTCATTGTAGAAAATATAGTTGTTGATTGTGCTGTAGTTAAGTCTGTTCCATCTGTTGAAACAACTTTAAATCTACCAGCAACATCAAAGTGTACATTACCTGACACGTCATCAAGATCCACAGTTGATTTTGGTTGTGTTTCTGGGCTTGTTGATTTAGTTGAATGTGTTTTAATATTAATATGTCTTCCCGACTCTATATTGACATCTCTATCAGCCCTAATATTGAAATCTTTTTCTGTTCTCATTGCAATCGAATCAGCACCCCATAATTCAATTTTACCATCTGCTGTCAATTCCACCCAAGCTGTGCCATTTGTGTTCGTGACATAAACAGTACTAGTTTCGTCATCCATTAATACTTGGGCACCACCTGCCGTTCTAAATCTCATATGGCTACCACCTGATTTGTCATCCATTACAAATTGGTGACCACCTGGTGTTAATATACCAAATACGTTACTTGGTGATTCTCTTCTGGCACTTGCATCAGTAAGACCTCTTATGTTATCATTTTCTAAACCTTGTACTAACAGTCTATCATAGAAAGGTGTGTGTGGTGGACGTCTAACATTATCTGATGTACCTTTGGATAAGTGATCCGGCATTTTTGTTTTCTCAAGCCTTTCAAAAATATCCATATTCTGAGCTTCAGTAGAAACTCTGTTTATTTCTGCTACCGGAACTTTTGGTGTATTTGGCACAGTTATATTACCTTTGGCAATACCTGGTATCATATGATTTATACTTGGCTGGAATACACAACCTAAGCATACACCATTGTTCTCTTGTCCATTGACAAAAGCAACCACAACAATATTTCCTACATCAGGTGGTATCATCCACATACCATAACTTGTTTGTGTTGCCGCATATAGATTTTCTGTTTCATCATCGCTTTTTATTAAAGCACTAGGATTTGTTGCACCTGCAAAAGGTGACATCCATAAAACTGTTCTCCAGTTGTTTGGATCTTTTTTCTCTGCCTGACTACCTTGTAAGAAAACTCTCAGTCTACCAAGCCTTGCGTGGTCTTTGTTGTCCATAACTTCGGCCAACTGTATTGATGTCGTAAGTCCGCCTTTGACATTTAGTCCTGCCTGCTTGTTAAAATTAAATACCGATGAATCGTTTTTAGTAGCCATTATTCACTGTTCTCTCTTTTATAATTAAGTTTTTCAGCATCTGATAATTTTAAGAATTCTCTGTAATCTGTCATTTCTTTACCTATAATTTGTCCATCATTGTTATAATCAAAACCATCAAACGCCGCTCTTTCGGTAAGACTCATAGCACCATCGTGATTATATCCTAACGTATCTTGCATATCTTCGTAAAACTCAAGTTTGTCTGGATTATCTAAATCTTTTTTATCTATATCAGTTCTTACTTTTGATTCTAAAAATTCTTTTTTAATTTTACCCGATGCAACATTTTCTCCCACTAGTGTTCCTTGGACGTCTTCATATTTCCACGCCATCCTTTTATCTAGTGCAACATCTTTGACTGACATACCACCAAAATCAAGATGTGGATTAGGTTGAAATCTATTATATCTGTTCTTTATTGCTGTTTTAAATGAACTATTAAATTGATCTGAATTTTCAATAATACTTCTATCTTTCTCATCACGTTTTTTAACATCACCTGCTGTAAGTAAACTTAAATCTGTTATAGCATCTCTTACCATATGTAAAGTTTGCGTAAACTGGCCATTGCTAAATTTATGTTCTATTTTCCAAATTCTATATACGGCAGTTAAAAATTCATTGTTTCTTTGGCCTAGTGTTTTTTCATAACCTGAACTAGGATCTTTTAATGATGGAATCAATGAACAGAATAAAATACAATTTTCTTTTTTATAATCAGCCATTTGTGGAAATTTTCCGCTATCGGATTCATCGTGATAGTATGCAGGATGATCTAACCAATAAGGATCTCCTATGATATCCATAGTAGCTCTAACCATTTCAGCCGATCCTACTTTCGCATTTCTCAATATTGTTGTAAATCCTGATGCATCTGCTGTTGAAACTTCAATCATACCTTCTTGACTTGGATCTACATATCTTTCATAAAATTGTACTGGGAATTGCGTACCACCTTCATCTTCTTTTAGTGCTTCTTCATATAGTTCATCAGGAATATTTTCACCTAATATATTTTGTGCACCTAGTTTCGAACTATTTTTTTTCTTATTCATATCCGTAGTAGGCAATGACCAACCCGTAACTGGGTGGAACGTATAAGAGTCTAATGCATTCAATTCCGGAGATACAATATTATCTCTATGAGGATTAGGCCGTGTTGGTTCTGCCATACTGTTTAGACCTCCGAGATGTTTATAATTTTTAAAACTTTCGTTATAGTCTTTTACTAGAGCATTATAAGCCTCTAATGTATTTGAATCTGGTTCTACTGCACCTGTGTCATATAAGTTTTTAATATTCTGCAAGTTTCTTTGTTGCATTACTTTTATCCAGTATTTTTCTTGTGTCGTTAATTCACCGTCTTCAAGAAACTCTCTTGTTTTTGCATTTGCTTGAGCACCGTCTTTGACAGTATCTATTCTATCTTGACTTGAATTTACTTGTTGATCTATTATCGTATTAAAAACTTCTGAGTATTTGTTAAACAAACCGATCATTGTATCTAAACCATACACATATTGATAATTGTAATTAATATTAAAGTTCAGTACGTCCAAGTTCATACCAGTATTAAAGTAATCATATCTTTTTACTAAAACTTTTCTGTCTATCATATCATCAACACGTTTTTTAGTGTAAGACTGAACTTTATCAAATTCTTTTCTTACTGCCGCGGTAATTGAAGTATAAGCTGATACTGTTATTGTGTAAACGAATTTCCTTGCGTAATCACGTCTTAATGCATCATAACTTATTAATTCATTGTGTGAGGTTATTGTGAATATGTGTTTTTTTACATCTAAATCCGCAATATCTTTTTCACTAAACTCTGTTGTAGTAAGCTTTTCTCTTGTTGCAGAAATTTTTTTCTGCATAAATTCATTACGAGACATAAATCTTTCTAGTACTGCTTTAATTGGAGTATTTCTTTGTATCTCTGACATCACTGCACCGCCTGTGCCTAGATTATTTGGATTTGTTTTTGTATCCTTATCTGAAGCGATTGGCGAATTAGCAATATCTTGTACTGAAATATTTTCATCATTGGAGTCAACTCTAAATACATACTGATCTAGTATTCCTTTTGTTGATCCTAATTTATGTCTTTCTTGTTTGTTAACTTCTTTTTGAAATTCATTTAAAAAATCATCAAATGTGTCAAGATCTGTTAGTGTAGTTTTTTGTACTAACGAGTGATCGTCAGCATTATTTAAATCACCTGCTCTAATACCTTCTATTTGATAGTTCGCAGATCCAACATCAACTTGATATATAATATTCTTAATGTATACACAATAAAGTCTACGTGTGCCTGGAATTTCAACGTCAATCTCGCCATCGGCTTTTCTACCTTTTAGTATTACTTGCAAAAAGAATGGATGTGAATAATGATTTTTGATGTTTAGTATAGCGGCGGCTTTATATATATTTTCAACTAAACTAACACCCAAAGGCTGTACAACACTCATTCTAAATTTAGTCGAGAACCCTGTATCTGTTACGGTATTAGGTGAAGTGATACCTTCGATCATTAAGTCAGTCATTGTAGTAATTGTTGATGCTGACTCCAAAAGTGTAACTACGCCTCCTTTGAAAATACTAGAATTGATTGAATTGATCTCACTACCTTGTTTGCCTCTTAAATCTCTTTCCGCTTTCTGCCAGGCCTTAGTATCGAATGTATTGGCTAGATGTAGAGAAATATCATATGAAGTTCTTTCATATGCGTGTAAAGGATTTTCTAAAAAAACATCCTTATCGACTACATTCCAAAGTTTATCTTCTGTTGCCATCTTCTATGCTAAAAAATTTGCTACAGATGATTTTTGTGGGATTCGAATTATCGTTCCAGCACGAAAATCATTGATAGGATCTTGTATCAAATTCATATTCCTTTTTGTAAATATCCACCATAATCTTGTACTGCCGTATAATGCGTTTGCTAATAAATCTGGTCTTCTATCAAATTTATTTTCTATTGTGTAATATTCATCATTTTCAGATATAGGAACATTTGGTAGTTGTAACAGATCTCTATAGTCACCAACTAAAGGTGTTCTGTAATATGGTGAACTTTTGTCTCTACTAAAAGCCATTAAATTATTCCTTCATCTGTGTCATTAATGTATTGACCACTCTTGAATTTTTCTAAGTCGAACTCATCTCGCATTTTTGCAGGAGTAGGTGCGTATACTAATTCCATAAACATCGCTACTACAGATGGCACATAACTTTGTGCAATCTTATCTTCTAAATGAGCTGGTGGGTTAATTTGTTTATCAGAGAAAGTTGTACCACCGATCATTGCCGCTTCAGCCCCTGATACATCTAAATCTGTTTGAGCGGAGTACTCTGGTGAATTTGAATACATTCCATATCCTGTATCATTTACATTTTCTACACCTGAGGTTCCACAACTAACGTAATCGACATCTTGATCCAAACCAAAACTCACGTTTCTGATTAGCATCGGAACTCTGTCATACATATATGGACCATAAGCACTAAACAATAATGTTGGTGGATTTATTCCTCTCAATTCTCCATTTTGTCTACCATAATAGTTCATAGTAATAGCTCTTAAAAAATGTAATACAGCTAAAACATATCTTGCTTCTGCTTGATTCTGTGCTGTGTACGTTGCTGTTACTGACAACATTGGTGAATTTCTCTTACTAAAAGCAAAGTAATCAAATGGTGTTTGTGGTAATGAATATTGTGCATATTCAACTGACGTGTGAGTTACTTGAATCGCAGGTGTATATGGCATTAACATACCATTAGTTTGCCACAAAGGTGCAATTAAATTTGTGACTGGATTTTTATTTCCATAAACACGATTCTTGGAACCGGGCTTTGCTTGTATACGAGCTCTAAAATCTTTTTTGACTGTCATACTAATATTTATAGTGATAATTATATATAGTTTTATTTAATAAAGAGGTTGACCATTTT